CAACCAGCCCAATTATCGCCTGAGGTTAGCAACTACATCAGACATAAACGTATCGCATTTGCTAAGGGGCGCGAGAAGCATAAACCGGAGCATGTGCAACAGGAGTTTTTGCTCGCCAGCCCTGAACCGGCATCACCAGCCCAGATCACCGCGCACCTTATCAAAGTGCGTGAGCAGTTATTAAATCGGTCACCAGGAGATAAACAGTGAAAACCCGTGAAGCAGCAATAGGCCAGTGGTCGAAGATTTTCGATTATTACGGGTTGCCTCCAATTACGGGTAAACGGCATTTCAAGGGGAAATGCCCAATCTGTGAGGCTAAGGGAAAATATCGTTGTGATGACCTTGAAGGGCGGGGAACGTTTATCTGTACCTGCAATCGTGGTGATGGGTGGAAGTTGCTCTCACTGACGCAAAGCAAAACCATTCAGGAATTGATGGATGAAGTTGACCAGATCATTGGCAACACTTTTGAGCATGAAAATAAACACACAGCACCAGTTAAAAGCGATATCACCAGAACCCGCGAACGGGTGATCGATATGTTTGGCCGCCTGGTTCCTCTCAGTCATACCGATGGAGAGAAATACCTCAATAATAGAGGCATCTTTGAAATGCCACCTGAGGCAATTCGCTACTGCGCCTCCCAGAGAGCTGCCAATGGTTCAGATCATCAGGCGATGTGGTCACTGGCAACCGACGACAAGGCAAACCTGTGTTATCTACACAGGACTTTGTTGGACGGTGATAAAAAGGCATCGGTTGCCGCCTCTAAGAAATTAATGGCCCTTCAGGAAGAGAACGTTTTGAAGTATGCCGAATCAGTAGCTATCCGCATGTACCCACCAGCCACCACACTGGGTATTGCTGAAGGAATTGAAACGGCACTTTCCTGCAAGAAAATTTATGGGGTGAATACCTGGTCAGTCATCAACTCTGGGTTCATGGCTAAGTTCCGTGTTCCGCAAGGTGTAAAACACCTGATTATTTTTGCTGATATGGACCCCCATTCTGCAACTGGCCACGCCGCAGCTTTTGCATGTGCACACGCCAACCTCATTGCAAAAAATGACCTTGAAAAAGTCAGTATCCGCTGGCCGGATCAGGGGGATTTCAACGACATGATGCTTAACGGCTGTGAAGTACGTGAACAGCCTTTCACGAAGAAGGTAGCCGCCTGATGAAACTTGAAAACTCACTCAAACAGTTCAACCCTAAAACCCAAACATTCACAAACGTGCCACCTGCAACAGCATCGGATTCGCTAAGCGGTCCTGACCTTGCCGCCTGTATGGGAATGGCTGAATCTCAGGCAGCTTTCGGCATGGGTGCTTTCCTCGGTAAAAATGGCATCAGCAAAGAAGACGGTCAGCGCACTATTGAGCGCCTCGCCGTACATGCGATGCAGAACGCCGGTAAGCATGTTGGGAAGGCAGCTGGCCGCCGAATGGGGCATTGCATGGTGATACTCGCGAAGATGGCCTATGAGGAATATTGCCAGTCAGCGGGAAGCACTAGCACCTGCAAAGACTGTGCTGGCGCTGGTTTCCACACGGTAGAACGCGAAGTGGTGAAATATGCCGGTTACACTGGCGCTGATGGAGAAGTGAAGATCCCCGAGGTGACAGAACCCCAGACAGTTAAAGAGCTATGTCTGGCCTGCAATGGTAAACGAGCGGTTTCGCAACGCTGCCGCTGTAATGGTACCGGTCGAGTGCGAGACCTTGAGAAATCAAACCTTCTCGGCGTGCCGGTCGATAAGACCTGCGAGCGGTGCACAGGGAGGGGATTCAAACGGACACCCGGCACAACGGCTTACAAAGCAATTACGACGCTGCTGCCAGACCTGCATGAAAGAACATGGAATCGTAACTGGCGACCGCTGTATGAGCTGCTGGTGGTGAAATGCGAGAAGGAAGAGAACCACGCCGATGCAGTATTCCAACGAATTACGAGTAGATAGGGTAATCGGGGATCATAAGGCCATTTTAGACGCTATGTCTTGCATTTTGTCCGAACTTGTCATATTCTCTCTAAATCATGGGCGTTTCTGTAGATGACCCACACGAAAAACATAACAAACCTCGCTAATGCGGGGTTTTTTGCTTTCTGCACAACAGACAAGTTGCCTGACGAATTGAGCCGTATTGCGGAACACTCGTGTTGTGAAACAGGCGGCTTGTCGTTGTGGTGAATATGCACAATCGAAGTGGGCGGGCGTTAACCGCCTGACAGATTCTTTAAGGCTGCCGATTGGCGGCTTTTTCTCGTTTTGGCGGCCAGTCAATCAGCTAACCATTCATTTTTTTGCAAACGGACTGCGCCGCTAAATTTCTTTCGACTAAGCACCCAACCGCATACCGGAGGGGGAGACCATGAAAATGCCGATCAAAGAACCAGAGACATTCAGCATCCTTGGTACCGTGCTGGTGTTTATCATGACCATGCTCGGAACCATAGCCAACTATGCCTGGCGGATTATGAATGGTGAGCAGTTTCGCTGGTCATTCTTCTTATTGAAGATGGCTATATCAATTTTCGCTGGGGCTCTGGTGCTTCTGTTCGCCAGCTATTCCAGTTGGGCTGCTGAAATTGCAGGTGGCTTTGCTGGATTGGCGGGTTGGTCAGGTGCCGAAGCTATTCGCATAATCGAAAAGCGGTTTCTAAAGCGTTTGGGAGAAGACAATGCGAACCAGCAATAATGGAATGAACCTGATTAAAGCTTTTGAAGGCCTTCGTCTTGCGGCTTATCAAGACAGCGTTGGTATCTGGACCGATGGTTATGGCCACACGCACAACGTGAAGAAAGGCGACATGATCACGCAGGAACAGGCAGACAGGTTTCTGAAAGAGGATTTGGCTGTTGCAGAGCTATCTATTGTTACAAACGTCAAAGTGCCGCTGAGCCAGAACCAGTTCGACGCTCTCGCCTCATTCATTTTCAACCTGGGCTCAGGCAATTTCACCCAATCGACACTGCTTAAAAAACTGAATGCTGGCGATTACGCTGGTGCGGCGAATGAGTTCGGTCGGTGGGTTCAGGCTGGCGGCAAAACGTTACCTGGTCTGGTGAAGCGCCGAGCGGCAGAGCGTGAGTTATTCCTCAAATGAACAGCAGGACATTGATCATCATTGCTGCGCTGTTGGCTTCTGGGCTGACGTGGTGGATAGAAGGCATGCGTTGGGATAAAGACGTGGCCATTCTCAATGAGGCCCACACCGCAACGCTGAAAAAGCAAAGTGACCAGGCAGTGATTAACCTGACCGAAGCACAGAAGCGCACCGAAGCAGCCCAACAGGCTCTATCTGCGCTTGATGCCAAGCACACGAAGGAATTAGCAGATGAACAGGCAAAAAATGACCAGTTGCGCGCTGATGTCGCTGCTGGTTCTCGCCGGGTGCGGATCGCGGCAGCAAACCTTGCCACCTGCCAGCTCGTCGGGGACAGCATTGCCCCCGCCAGCGGCGTGGGCAATGCTGCACAAGTCGAACTCTCTGGCGCTGGTGGACGCGCTGTTCTCGATCTCCGAGACTCAACAGTCAAAGACGGCCAGGTGATCCAATACCTTCAAGGCTATGCTGCTGAAGCCCAGAAGCATTGCAAAATTTACTAAAACGAAAATTAAGTAAATCAAGCATTTGAAAAAAGGTGACGTGATTGTCAACAAACCATTGATTTACATGAGTAAAATTATATGTTTTGATCAGGGTCTATTGGTTGGGATTTCAAAACAACCCTCCAAGCTTAGTAAGCTTTCACATTTAACGGACGAGAAATCAGATCAAAGCCAATTTGGATTAGGTTTTGATTGATACTTATTTTTCTTAATGAGGAGGGCACTATGACGGCATTACGAAATTTACTTGTGATTGCAACTAATTATCTCATTAACCAAAACTTACTTACTCTGAATAGCGATAGCAAATTAGAGGACGAAAAAGGCTACGTGATTACAGAGATTGCTGGAAAAAAATCAGTAATTAACTGGCAAGATGTTGGTTTTGGCGAGATAAGAATTAGCATTTGGTGGGACTATTGTCATGAAAATCATCCTCAGGCAAACCTTGAAGGTAACAAAAAAGAGAGGTTTCAAATGAGCAAGCCACTCGCTAAATCACGACACTACCCTAAGTTTGTAGGTGCGATGGCCAGCGGATGGCTGGAACGGACGACTGATAAACACCTACAAGGTTATCGCAATAATGGTCTTTACGACACATATGTGCGCCGGCAAAACAAAGACGAACTGCAGCGGGTACCAAAAGCTAAACCAATAGGCTTCAAAGAAGAGGGAAAGTTATTTTTCTGAACTCCTAGGCGATTTTTTGTCGCTAAACCGGTGGAATATATGCAATGAACTGTTCTTGATGATGACCTCAGAATAAAAGTTCATATGGGCCCAAATGACCGGTTACGTGCTGATGTCACTGCTGGTTCTCGCCGGGTGCGGATCGCGGCAGCAAACCTTGCGACCAAGTAATCCAATATTTGCAGGGATACATCACCAAAGTGGTGGAACAATGCAAAATAAGATAACTAAGTAACAGCAGATAAATTATTGTTAGGAAAAATCAATCTCCACACTTACTATCGGATTGTCACCCATGACAAACATTGGAGAATATTTTGACCCAATTTTTGGATGTCCCCTCGAATATCCGCTAGGCACACAACTTAGGAGTCTGAGCAGGGGTGATTAATTTGAGAGAATAGTGGGAAGTCATTAGTGCCGGTCCTTGCGGGACCGATAACACGTATTGTTCGTTTGAGACGAATGATGGTGACGCCAGTAGGTGTGTGCCTATTGGTTAATACACGAAAAGGTAAGAGGCTCAGACAACACACTGTGGGATATATTTTCTGCAGTGAAAAACGTTCAGGCTTGCTCTGTCTTTCGTTAAACCAACCGCCTTCGGGCGGTTTTTTTATGGGTGAAATATGCCACCAAGAACCCCAAAAGCATGCCGGACACGTGGCTGTCGGGCAACAACGGTTGATCCCAGTGGTTACTGCGATGCGCATAAGGGTGAGGGCTGGAAGAGTTACAAGCCTGGACAGACTCGCCACCAGCGCGGGTATGGCACGAACTGGGAGAAGCAGCGACCACTTATCTTTGCTCGAGACAAAGGGCTGTGTCAGGGATGTCTGCCGAGAGGTATAGCGTCCACTGCAAAGTGCGTTGACCACATCGTCCCCATAGCGCATGGCGGCACTGACGACCCATCTAACCTTCAGTCTTTATGCTGGCCCTGCCACAAGGCAAAGACGGCGCGCGAAAGGCTCAAGCGATAATGGTTATCAATACCGTGTGAGGTGAAAGCAAATATAGTTGCATTTGAAATCATTTCTAATTGAATGATAATGAATCTCATTTGAGGGGTGAGGGGGGATCAAATCTCTGTCGCCGCCTGCCTGCCGTACTGCCCGCCCCGTGACATTTTTATACCCGCGTAAAATGAAATTAAAACTGGAGGGATTATGGCTGGTGCGCCGGGCCGATCCGGACGCCGAGCAAAACCAACGGCCCGAAAGGAGTTGGCGGGCAATCCGGGTAAACGTGCTCTGAATAAAGAGGAGCCATCCTTCACACCGATTAAGGGGGCATCGCCGCCGGAATGGTTTGACGAATTGTCTTCGACAATGTGGGTGATGGTGGCAAAAGAGCTTTGTGCTCAGCAAGTACTTTGTGCGACTGATTTACACAATCTGGAAATGTTCTGCGTGGCTTACTCCACGGCGCGGCAATCCCAAGAACACGTCGCAACTCACGGCGTTGTTATGGAGGGTGCCACTGGCGGCCCTGTAAAAAATCCAGCGCTTACGGCGCTCAATGAGGCTATGAAACAAATGGCCTCATTCGGTGGCATGTTGGGTTTAGACCCCAGCAGCCGGTCCCGCCTGATTGGTGCAGGCAAGAAAACCTCTAAGAATCCGTTCACAAACCTATGACAAGAAAAGCATACCCGAATGTTAATGCGGCGAA